TACTTATGAATATGAAGGTTTGTTTGTAATATCAGCAGCGTTCATTGTCACTAGCCAAACCCCAACTATAAATCTCATTAGCACAACAGTAACTGGTAGCCCAGTACTTGCACATCAAACTGTTGTTGAATCTGGAAACAACGCTACAGGACTAGGTTCGGCTTCAGCCATGAGTGCATATAGATTCACAACTACTGGTATAGCCCTAACTGCTTTGACCACAGGTAACAGATATTACACAGTAAAAATGCGTGGAAGAATTGCTGTTACTGGCACAGGAACTATAGAAGTTTATCCTTCAATTAGATTCTCTGCCGGTTCGCCAGACAATGGTTGGATAGTTGAGCCAGGAGCAATTTTTAGAATGACACCTATTGGTAATGGCACAGTAACTTCTGTAGGAACTTGGGCATAATGGATGAAATAAAAGAACTTCTAGAGCAGTGGAAAGAAGACGGATTTCCAAATCCGGGAGCTTTAGAGAACGCTTATAATGCTGTAATTTTACTAGTAGCTAAAGTAGAAGAACTAGAAAATCAAATTAAAGATTTATCTAGCTAACCCAAAGCATTCCAACATCAGCTGTTGGTCGTAGGTTAGAACGTTTCCATCCTTTAGAAGTCCACCAATCTTCTTGCTCTTTACGAATAGACTCAAGATTTACTTTTTTAGTTATTAGTCTCCAGTCTTCTTCTGGCTCTAATAGATGGTCTTCAATAAATTGAAATTTAAACTTTGTGTACCCAATTGACTTTAAATACTGTAGTTGTTTGTCGTGCTCATTCATTGTTTCTTGAGTCCACTCAAGAGCAATTTTTCCAGAGTGTTTAGTCATGCCACGGAGGACCGACCACTCCGCCCCCTCGACATCTATCTTGATTAAGTCAGGCTTACCGTATTGTTCAACCAACCAATCCATGGTGCAGGTGTTTACGTAAATCGTTCTGAACTCTTTACCGTTGTAGGGCATATCGGGATCAGTTAGCCATGACTTTTCTGTCGTAGATAGGCCATCTTCCACACACTCGTAGAACTCTATTCTGTCACCAGTAGTTTCAGATACTGCCAGCCTCAGCGGAATAACGTTCGGGTCATAAATAAAATTACGTACAAGCTCAGCAAAGACCCTGGGAGCGGGCTCTAAAGCAACAACTTTGTATCCGAGAGTAGTACCTGCAATAGTTGCGTCTCCTCTATTAGCTCCAATATCAAATAGCAGCATTATTAGGTACCAATCTAGCTAAATTGCTTGCAACAGCTGAAGCATACTCTTTATTTACAAATCTATTTTCAGAAAGGTCCTGCAACATTTCTAAACTCTCTTCTTTACGACCAATCCACCAAGCTGCAATTGCTCGCTGAAATTCTAAAGCATATGCTCCCGGGTACCCGACGTCTACCGGAAGTTCCCAGATTGTTCGGTAATACATGAGGCCCATCGCAGCAAAGGTATAGCTTTCTTGCCAAGCACCAGACTTCTCGTAAAACTTAGACATTAGTAGGTAAGCCTCCGGTCTATCAGGTGCGTAAGCAATGGCCTGTAGAAGAACGTTGCTGACAGTAAGCCCACGATCTTTTTGACCTTCGATACAAATAGATACGCGAAGTAGTGCCGCGTAAGTAACCATGCCATTGTTGTTATAGCCGTATTCAGCTGCACGCAAGTAGAATCCGACGGCAGATGCCGTCTGACCTAACTTTTCATACTCTACAGCAATAGCCAAGTTTTTCTCTGGGTTGAGTGGATCAGTAGACGCATCTACAATCAAACGTTCAATGATTTCATTAGAACTCATAGGTAAGAGCCTCCAAAATTAAATCTTCAACTACAACCTTTGGCGTGCGCAGCACAAAAGCCGCGTTGTCTTGTAGTCCAAAGCTGATCAAAAGATCTTCGCCATACTTAGCAGCTCCGGCTACAAACTCAACTCGAGCTTCTAAAAAGGTAAATGGTTCCGGAGAAAGGCCAATTAAATTAAACTGCTCGTCCCACACAACAAGGCGGTGGCGGTAGATCCCATCTTTTTGGTCTAGATAGTTTTTAAAAAGATCCACTTCATGCGTAATTGCAATGTAGACGTTCCCCCATCTAACAACCTGGGAGCTCCCTCTTTGGTCTTTAGGAGGAACAAGCCCCTGGTTTACAGTAACCTGATCACAGCGGGGCGGGAGCTCGGGGTATGTTCTAACAACTTCAGTTGGGGAAGTCCACTTTACAAAGTGAAAAGGTTTGTCAAGAATCGGCATCCAGTTTTTTTCACAGTAAGAATTATTTGCTCCGGGAGCAGGGATACGCATTCTAGAAATTTCTTTTATTTCCCAAGTACTCTCGTCGATATTAATTTCACTGAGCTCCATGCGACCCTCACCATGCGGAGTAGTGTCGCGTCTTACGCCAATTATGTAGTATTTATCGTCCCACTCAACTAAACGGCAATCTTCTTCTCCAGTAAATTCCCAGAGCGGAGTAACGTCAAACTCCGATGTGTCTACTACACCGCTACCAATCATAGATAGATTCTCATCCAGCTTACAGATGTAATTAGTTGTGCGAAGTGCCTGGTCCTGCTCCGGGTGCAGGTAGGACAGAGGTCCCCAGCGGCTAGGAAACTGCTGGTCGTTCTCGGAATGATACAGCGTGTAGTTGACGTGGCGTAAATTTACAAAAATCTCATTTTTAGAATTAACAAAAACGGATGGATTCATTAGTCCGGTCCCGGAAGTTAATCCATTAGATATAACCAAAGGAGCAAGTTTACCCCCATGAGCCACGGCTTTTTGAACCAAGTTATTTGATGCCATAATTACTCACTCTTAGTGGCATTTAACATTAGGTGCGAAGCAAATCGACCGCTAAAGATATACTCTCCAGCATGGTCTACAGCAATCCAAGGAGCTGCATAAACCTGACCACCCAGTTCCCGCCACTTACGGCAGAAGTGGTAGTCTTCCGACAGCAAAATACCTTCTGGAGTAATACTGGTTGCAAAAAATTCTGTAACCATTTTGTCAAACTCAAAATTGGCAGTGCTATTGTTTAATGCGTATTTTGGACAGTGCTCTTCCATTTTTTCAAAAACAGAACGTTTAATAGCCATCAAACCGGTAGCTACTTCAGTAACTTCTACTGGTTCAGTTAGTCTTACCTGAGTCTCACCCGGAAGCATATTTAGTGCAAAAAATCCAGCATACTCTGCCAAATTTTCTTTTCCAGCAAGTACAGCTTTTCTTACACTATCCCAGTTAATATTTTTCATTGGATAGATGCCACCAATAATGTCCTTATCGCATTCCAACATTTTAACTACGTCCGCTGCGTTAAATCCTTCGTCTGCATCTACAAATAGCAAGACATCAGCAGTACTGTTTAGGAACTCATAAACAAGATTATTTCTTGCTCTAGTAATCAGGCTCTCATTGTAAACCTTAGAAAAAGACACCTCGTGTCCAGCTTTGGTTAGCTCAAACGTTAGGCCCAAAATACTGTCTACATATATTCCTTTACAGTTTCCACCGTACATAGGAGTAGCAATTCTTACGTGCATGGTTTTCCTTAATTTGTAAGATTTAGTTCAAGGGGCCTGCTTTACGCAGACCCCTTGGTGTCGCAACCTCTCCCGAGAAACACACTGATATCCTACCACATAAAAACTAAATATTACGTGCGAAACGTGTAGCCATAGACCAATCAACTTCAGCGGATTCCACTACTCTCGGCAACTGAGTACGGTTTCTAACTTCGGCTCTAGACCCCTGACCAAAGATAGGCAAGCCTCGGTCAGTTAGCTTACGCTGGAATGCAATCTGAGTCATTGGACGCTCACCACGCTCATCTGACCACATTCGGTAAATTGAATACAGCTGCTTAACCAAGACAGACGCACCCTCGGTTTCACGGGTTTCTTCATCTAGGAATAGGCCGATACGGTCTTCGTTCTTACGGTAAATATCGGCCGCTTCGCGAACAGCAGAGCACCAACCAAGTGGATCACGAGCAGACGAACCTAAGTACTTAATTGCACCCTCGACAGCCCAAGCAAGTACAGCAGGTAGTCCACCCTCAGGATCAGCTAGATAAGACTTCAACGCTGGGTCCGGATTCTCTGCCACGTTTGTCCATGGAATAGGACGAATACGACGCCACATAGCATCATCAGTAATCATAGGGCGGTGGTTAGTTGTGACCCAAAGCTTTCCCTGTG